CCTGCCGGCACTGATCGAGGCGGATAAGTATCTGGCATCCAAGCGAGCCGCCGCCAAGAACCATTTCGGTCTGCGGTTCGTGAAACTCGAACCTCCCGGCACGGGGTGATCATGGGTCTCTGGTCGACTGTCGCAGATTTTCTATTTGGCCGTTCGGGCAGCAATGCTCCACTGAAGGCCAAGTACGACGCTGCGCAGACCACGACCGGAATGAAGCAGCACTGGGCCGCTGCCGACGCACTTGATGCGGACTCGGCCAACAGTCGCGACGTTCGCCAGAAGCTGGTCAACCGTTCCCGCTACGAGACGAACAACAACGGACATCTGAAGGGGATCACGCTGACGCAGGCGAACTACGTCGTCGGCCGTGGTCCGGTGCTCCGCATGCAGACGGCGACGCCCGGATTCAATGCGTTCGTCGAGTCGGCCTGGCGTTCCTGGTCCGCAAAGATCCATTTGGCTCGCAAGCTCCGCACTGCCATCAAGGCAAAGGTTCAAGACGGAGAAGCGTTTCTACTTGCGAAGCAGAATCCAGGCCTCAACGACTTCGTGAAGATGGACGTGGTTGGCATCGAGTGCGACCAAATTCAAAGTCCACAGATGCCCTACGGCGAACAATACCGGATCGACGGCATCAAGTTCGACGAATACGGCAATCCGCTGTGGTACGACGTGCTCCCGTATCATCCGGGCGGATCGTGGTGGCAGGTCATCGCCAAGCCTGATCAAGTACCGGCAAAGTTTGTGTTCCACCTGTTTCGCGAGGATCGTCCTGGCCAACATCGCGGTATCCCCGAAACGACTCCCACTCTCAACCTATCGGGTCAGTCTCGCCGATACCGCGAGGCCACGATCGCCGCGGCCGAGAACATTGCCAGCTTCTCGCTGTTCCTGCGGACGCTGGCGACTCCAGAAGATGGCGCCGACCTGGTGCGACCGCTGTCTACGATGCCGATCGAAAAGGGCATGATGGTTGCGCTGCCGGCAGGCTATGAGGGTTACCAGCCGAAGGCCGAGCAGCCGACCGCCAGTTATGAGGCGTTCACGCGTGCCCAACTCTGCGAGCAGGCGCGACCGCTGAACATGCCGTACAACATCGCCGCGTGCGATTCCAGCGATTACAGCTTCTCGGGCGGTCAGCTCGACCACCTGACGTACTTTGTTAGCGTCGACGTCGAGCGTGCGGACACTGAAGACCGGATCCTTGAGCCGCTGTTCGTTCTCTGGTTCGAAGAGGCGGCACGGCAATACGGCTGGTCCGGATGGGATCAACTGCCGTCGCATTCCTGGGACTGGCCGGCTCGTCCGCAGATCGACGTGGAGAAGGTTGCCAACGCACGGAAGACGTCGCTGAGTTACGGAGGCACCAGCCTGAGGCGGATCTATGCCGAGGACGGATTGGACGTCGAAGAGGAGCTCGCCGCGATGGCCGGCGACCTCGGGATTACCGTTGACGAACTGCGGGCCAAGATCGCGGACGTGATCTTTGCCAAGGGCGGAACACCCACGCAGCAACCAACCCAGAACCAGAACAATCAGCCGGCCAACGCATCCGATGTTCTCGACAGGATGCTGATCCGAGGGAGGCTCTGATGAGCAGCAAGCGAACTCGCCGATTTCGCAAACGTGACAACCGCTGGATCCAGGCGGCAGGCAATGCGGCTCAGTTGAATACTGAGGCCGTGGTCGTCGACTGGATCCGTGCCGGCAGCAGCGACGGTTCGGACGGCGATCCGGACGACGACAAGCTGATGGCCAAGCCGGCGAAATTCAGCATGGTCGCCTACACCGGCGGACCGATGCAGGTCGGCTATTACGGCTCGCCGGTCGTGATCGACCTGGCCGGGATCGCCGCCAAGGCCCCGATACCGATCCTCGCCAATCACGACATGACGCAGATCGTCGGGCACGCGGACACCGTCGACGTGGCCGAGTCGTCGCTCAAACTGTCCGGCTTGATCTCCGGTGCAGGCGACGCGGCCGAGCAGGTGCAGGCATCCGCGGCGAAGGGATTCCCATGGAAGGCGTCCGTGGGGGCCAGGCCCGACAAGCTGGAGTTCGTCGGCGAAGGAATCAAAACGACTGTCAACGGCAAGACCTTCACCGGGCCGTTGTACGTCGCCAGGAAATCCACACTCGGTGAAGTCAGTTTCGTGGCGGTTGCGGCAGACGGCCGGACGTCCGCCAAGGTTGCGGCTTCTGCCGCCTATACACGAGAGGGAATCGACATGAAGTTTGAACAGTGGATCGAGGCGATGGGCCTGGTTCTGGCCGATCTGCGTGACGACCAGGTGGCGAAGTTGCGGGCGAAGTACGACGCGGAAGTGCAGGCGGCCGGCGTCGTCAACGCGTCCGGCAACGGCCACGTCCCGAAAGTCGAGGCACCCAAGTTCGACCTGTCTGGCGTGTGCCTGACCTACGAGAAGCACATGGCCGGCGTGCAGGCGAAATCCGCCGAGTACACCGGCAAGGTCGCTGCCGACAAACTGGCCGAGATCCAGGCCGGTGCCAGCAAGGCCGCCGCGGAAATGAAGGCAAAGGCCCTCAACGAAGAGTGGGCACCGACTCGGCTGGAAGTTGAGCTCGTTAAGGCTCAGGCATCTTTCGAGGTCGCCTTGATTCAGGCCGAGCGTCCGAAGGGTCCGGCGATACACGCCTCGATGCGTGACGGTGGCGCCCAGGTGATCGAGGCGGCGTTCGCTCAGTCCTGCGGTTTGCAGAATGCCGACAAGGTCTACAAGCCGGAAGTGCTGGAAGCGGCCTGGAAGCATCGCGGAATCGGCATCCAGGAACTGCTCCTCAATCACGCGGTGCAGGCCGGATATAGCGGCCGCATGCGGATCGGCGATGATAACCTGCGTGAGGTGATCCGTGCGGCGTTCTCGACGCACACGCTTACCACGCTGTTGACGTCGACCGGCAACAAGCTGCTGCTGGAAGGATTCATGTCCATTCCGCAATCGTGGCGGGAAGTGGCGGCCGTCCGCAGCGTCAGCGATTTCAAGACCGTGACCGCATTCCGGCTCAATGCGTCCCTCGAATACGAGGAAGTCGGGCCGGCCGGAGAGATCAAGCACGGCACGCTGTCGCAGGAATCGTACACGATGCAGGCCAAGACGTACGCCAAGATGCTGGCCCTGACAAGGACCGACATCATCAACGACGATCTGGGTGCGTTCAACGACCTGCGGGCCAGGTTGGGTCTCGGTGCCGCGATCAAGATGAACAAGGTCTTCTGGACGGCCTGGCTCACCGCATACAGCGGGGCGGCCTTCTGGACAGCGGCCCGCGGCAACCTGGTCACCAGCTCCGCTCTGGCGGAAGCCGGCCTCACCAGTGCCGTGAAGGCGTTCCGCAACATGGCGGGCCCGGACGGCAACATGATGTCCCTGGAACCGGACCGCGTGTTGGTTCCGGCCGACCTCGAGGCGACCGCGAGAAAGCTGTACTCGTCGCAGGAATACCGCGACACGACGGCGAACACGAAGTTCGTGACGGCCAACATCTACCAGAACCGGTTCATGCCGGTGGTGGTTCCTGAGCTCGGAAACTCGAGCTACACGGGCTACTCGGCGACGACCTGGTATCTGCTGGCCAACCCGGCGATCCTCGCCTCTGCGGTGATGTGCTTCCTCAACGGCGTGCAGAATCCGACCATCGAATCGACGGACGCCGATTTCGATACCCTCGGGATCCAGTTCCGCGGTTACCACGACTTCGGCGTATCGATGAGCGAATACCGTGCTTCGGTCGCTGCCGAGGCCTGATCGCCTGATTGGTTGACCGACGGCGTTTGCGTTGGACCTTAACAGTTACTCTCGATAAGGAAAGCAAATCATGGCTCAAACCCCTGCAACCCGCAGGTCTGAAGGCGAGACGATCGACTACACGCCTGGCAGTGCTGTCTCTGCAGGTGACGTGGTCGTTCAGGGACGAGTGGTCGGGATTGCCCCGCAGGCGATCGCGGCCAGTGTCAAAGGCACGCTCGACGTGACGGGGATTTGGAACGTCCCGAAGGACGTCACCAACTTCTCCAGCGTCGGTCTTCCCGTCTACTGGAACGCCACCGGCGATCCGTACGGCGGAACGGCCGGTAGCGGGTGTGCCACGCGGAACGCTCGTGGAAACACCTTCATGGGTTTCTGTGTCGAGACGGCCGGGACGACCACGGGTGATTGTGACGTTCTGTTGCACTCGCCGAACAAGCCGTTCGACACGACCGTTTCTGCCACCGTGGCCGCAACGGGATCGGCTCAGGGCAATGCGGCACAAGTTGATCTGGGGTTCACCCTGGTGACGGGTGCCGACGCCACGAAGGGCGTGCTGCTTCCCGTGGCCGAGGCCGGTCGCATCTGCATCATCAAGAATGCGGACGCGGCCAATGCGGTGCTCAAGGTCTATCCGGCCAGCGGCGACGCGATCAATGCGTTGTCGGCCAACGCGTCGCTGGACATGGCGGCGAAGACGTCGGCCCTGCTGGTCGCCTACGACTCGACGACCTGGTATTCCGTTCCGCTCCTTCCGTCCTGATCGGTGATCGATGCCTGCTCCCCGTGCCAATGTGCTGCTTGGAGTCCCCGGCGATTCGCTGTGCTTCGGGTCTGCCCAGGGGTTGCTGACCGCAACCCTTGGGCGGCACGGGGTGCAGATCCTCAACTCCGGAAACTCCTGGGACAACTTCAATGTCCTCTGGGCGGCGGCACTCAACGCGTTCGAGCAGGGGTCGGCCACGCATTTTGCCATGCTGCACACGGACGTGATTCCGCAGGCGGGATGGATCGATACGCTTCTGGAGGAGTTGGACGAACGGAAAGCCGATTTGTGCTCGGCGGTCATCCCGATCAAGGACAGTCGCGGAGCAACCACAACGGGAATCGGCGATCCCCGCGACTCCTGGACGCCGTTTCGCCGCTTCACCGTACGCGAAATGCTGTCCATGCCCGAGACGTTTTCGGCGGCGGATGTCGGCTACGATGGCTGGCCACTGCTGCACACGAGCGGACTGTGGGTGGCGGACTTGAGTCGCGACGTCTTCCGGCAGACGGATCCGTCCGGAAGCCTGTACGCAATCTTCGAGTTTCAGCGTCGGATTGCCCGGCGTGATGACGGCAAGTGGGAAGTCGCCTGCGAGTCGGAGGACTGGTATTTCAGCCGGCGACTG